CATCTCCGGTTGCCCAGGGAGGAAGAGGATGGAAGCAGGTTGGCTATACCGACCTGTTCCACCTGAACGGAGGCGTGGAACGTCTGGTAGAAAACAATGAGGATGCACAGGTGGACCCTTGGGAAGTGACCAACGGAGCCAAAGGATATAACAGTGTAAGCCGTCACATCGTGTATGCCGGAGGCGTGGAAAAAGACGGTAAGACCCCGAAAGACACCCGCACTGGCTGCCAGAAAAAGGCACTGGAGAAGTATGTGAAGGATTTTCATCGGAAATTCCCTGATGTACGCATTATAGGACACAACGAACTGGCAGCGAAAGCCTGTCCGAGCTTCGATGTGCAGGAATGGTTGAAAGAAATAGGTATTAATCAATAATAAAACCGGGTGGTATGGACTTGAGCGAATTTATGAACATTATCCTTGGCGGCGGCCTGGTTGGTACGGTGGCGACCATTGGCTCCTTGCGGGCTACTGTGAGAAAAGCGAAAGCGGAAGCGATGAAGGCCGAGGCCGGTGCAGAGGCCATGCGCATAGATAACGCCGAACATGCCACCCGCATTTTGATGGAAAATATTGTAAAACCTCTAAAAGATGAATTTTGTGAAACAAAGAAAGAACTGGCCCGCAATACGCGCGAGATGGCCCGTCTTAGAAAAGCTATTGATACAGCCGGAAACTGTCCTCATCGTGACGATTGCCCTGTGCTTGACAGGTTGCGCGAGTCACCGAAAGAGCATGAACCGGGAAGTCCGGACGGAATCGGCAAGCGCCGACAGCGCGAGCGGAAGCCGACGGGCGGGACTGGTGATGGCGGGTATACCGGCGAGTTCGGTGAAGCTGTCTATACCTGCGGACAGCCTCCGTAAACTTCCTGAAGGTGCCGTGTACCGTGGCAAGAGCGGACAGGCGAATCTGACCGTAGGCAGCGACGACAGCGGGAACATCGTGGCCGAAGCCTCGTGTGACAGTCTGCAGCAGCTGGTGCTATGGTATGAAGAAGAGCTGGCGCGTATCCGTAGCGAAACCAAGAGCGAAATTTCAAATGACGTTCAAACGGTAGAAAAACGCCCTCCGAACCGGATGCGGACGTTTATCACAGGTGTATTGGCCGGCTTGCTTGTCGGTATGTTATTAACAATGAAACTGAAAAAAAGATGAACAAGAATTTCATGTACGGCATAGGAGCCGTAAAGTATAAGGATTTCACAATCGGGTATATTGAAAAGAACTCGTTTGACCTGGGCGGCAAGAAACCCGAGGCCGCGAAGATCGAGGCCGAACAGGTGCAGGGTGCCCCGGTGCTGGTCATCCCACAGAGTAACGGCGGCATCGCCCCGACGTTCAATGTGATCCAGATGAACTATTCGAACCTGCACAAACTGCTTGGCGGCAGCCTGCATTATAAGAAAGAAGATTTGGAAAAGAAAACTCCGATCGGTTGGACAGCCCCGTCGGAGGTGCTTGTCATGCAGGGACCATGGGAACTCTCCCTCGTGTCCGGACAGAGCGTACTGATTCCCAACGCCACGCTACTTTCCAATCCTGCAGGCAAGCTGACCCTTACAGAAACCTCCAAGATAGAGGTTACGCTCGAAGTGGCGATGCCGGAGGACGGTTCGCAGCCTTACGGCGTGTTCGATACGGAAGCAATACCGGACGAGTGGGGGCAGTACAAGCTGCCGCCGGCGGAAGCCGCGGCTGCAGCATCGCTCCAAAGTGAGGAGGGCTAACGTATGGCTGACCGGCTGGAACAACTGATAGAGATGGAGTGTGCGGATGCGCTGCTGGACAGCGGCGTGTCCGTTCCTCTTAAAAGGTGGAAGCTTCCGTGGCTGAAACGCCCGGTGGAGGTGCGTGTGACGATGAAGCGTCCGAGGCTGTGGGGTCAGATTCTGCTGGCGAGGGAATACCTGAAGATGGGCGTTGCGCCCGGGTGGCAAGCAAAGGACAAGGTCGAGGAACTGGCCTTTGTAGCGGAACATGGTAAGGCTGTGAGCCGTCTGCTGGCCTATACGGTATGCCGGGGATACGTGTCGCGGCACGTGGGCATCGGGGTGACAGCGTGGGTACTGCGGAACTTTGTGGAGTGGCGTTATCTGACGGCCATGTTCCAAACATTCGAGCGTCTGATGGGCACGAAGGATTTTATGCGTATTATCAGCTCGACAGCGCGGGCGAACCCGATGACTCCGAGACTGAGCCAGGCAAGGAAGGGGAGTTAAGAACCCGGTATGAGGGTTCCCATAGCCCTTTCGGCTTCGTGTGGCAGATTGCATCGGCGACCGGCTGGAGCGTGGATTACATCCTTGATGGGGTGAATTACCAGACGCTGATCATGATGCTGAGCGACGCGCCGCGGTATGTGCGGAAAAAGCAAGGCGGCGGAAATGGTGCTCCCAGACCGGAACACAGCGCCGAGGATGAAGCGAACGATATAGTAGGATTTTTTCAAAGCAAACTGGAATGAGCAAACCTGTAGAAGTTGAATTTTTGATGAAGGACAAACTCACGCCCGGCATGAACAAGGCCGAGCGTGAGGCGCTGGAACTGCGTAATACCGTCAGGCTGCTGGAGGCTGAACTGGAAAGGCTGCGCCTTGCCGGGGAGACGGCTGCCCCCAATCTGGACCAGAGTGCCAATATCGCGCAGATCCATGCACTGGAGAAGCAGCTTGAGGAATTGCGCGGCAAACTGAAACTGCTGCAGGAGGAATCGGAATCCGTGCAGGTCACCCCTGCAGATGTACCCAACGCGCAGCGCCAGTTGGGCGGGCTTCACAACAGTATCCAGCAGATCGCCCGTGAAATGCCTTCTTTGGCCATGGGACCGCAGATGTTCTTCCTGGCAATCAGCAACAACCTGCCGATTTTTACGGACGAACTGGCCCGTGCCCGCAAGGAATACGATGAGCTGCAGAAGTCCGGCAAGAAGGGCACACCGGTATGGAAGCAGGTCCTGTCCTCACTTTTTTCCTGGCAGACGGCCATGACCACCGGCATCATGCTGCTGGTAATGTACGGTGATGAAATCTGGGATTGGACGAAAAACCTGTTCAGTGCCAAAAAAGGCGTGGATGAATTCAACATATCACTCAAGGAAATGACCGAGATAGAGAAGGACGGCCGTGCCCAGATGGTGCGTACCCGCTTCGAACTGAAATCGGTCATCGATGAAATAAAGAACTTCACCGGCAGCAAGGAACAGGAAAAGGCGAAGGTGGAGGAACTGAACCGCAAGTACGGGGAATCTTTCGGGTATTATAAAACACTTTCCGAATGGTATGATACCCTTATCCAAAAGAGCGAGGACTATGTACAGGTTCTGCTGCACCAGACCAATGTCCAGAACCTTGTAAAAAAAGCTGCAGAAGCCGATGAAGAGGTGAATAAAATCAAGGCGCAGAAACCGGAAGAGGCGGAAAGCGCCATGGGTTTTTTCGGGAAATGGGGACAATATATCATGCAGTCAAGCATGGCAGAATCCGGGCAGTTCTATGACGCACAGGCTGCCATCAAGAAACATGATCAGGAAGCTTATGACGTACTGTTGAAAAATGCCGAAAACAAACGTGACGGTTATCTGAAAAAAGCGGAGGAAGAGGTAAAGAAAGCCGCAGAAGCAGCCAAAAAAGGAAATATCGGTGGGCATATCGACCCCAAGCAGTCCGGGAAGAATCCGGAAGCGGAAGCCAAGCAACGGCTTGCCACAGAGCGTAGGCTGGCGCAGGATCTTGCCGCCCTGCAGGCTGAAAACCGGAAGGAAGAGATAGACCGCATGCAAGCCGGTACCGAGAAGAAACTGGCACAAATCGAATATGACTATAACGCCCGGAAAGAAGAGATAAACCGGCAGGAAGCCGACTGGAAGCGTGAGAACAAGGAAGCCGGTCTTTCTACCGGAGATAACGGACTTACCCGGGAGCAACAGGATGAACTTGAAAAAGCCCGTGCCTCAAACACCGAGTCAAGGAAAAAAGCGGAGGCGGACGTGTACAGGGAAGAGGCGGAAGCCATGCGTGACTATCTGAAGGAATACGGGACCTTCCAGCAGCAGAAACTGGCCATCGCTGAAGAATATGCCGAGAAAATCCGCAAGGCACAGTCCCAGGGCGAAAGACTGACTTTGGAAAAGCAGCGTGATGCGGCTGTGCACAAAGTGGACATGGAATCCCTTACCCAGAAGATAGACTGGGGAGCAGCGTTCGGGGATTTAACCGGCTTGCTTGCAGACCAGATGAAGAATCTGCTTGGCGAACTTAAGCAGTATGTCAAGACGGATGAGTTCAAAAAATCAGGAGCAGCGGATCAGCAGGTCGTTTACGATGCCATTGAACGTATTCAAAGCATGCTCCCCGGTGGCAACGGCACATTGGATTTTGCCCGGCTGCAAACGCAGATGCACGCTTTGGGGGATGCCGTAACACGTGTGCAAAATGCAGAACTGCAGCAGGAAGCGGCATTCATCCGGTTGAAAGCGGCGCAGGCCGATTACAACAAGGCTCTTGAAAGCGGTAACCAGGCAGAAATAGAACGTACCCAAATTGCTCTTCAAACGGCTCAATCGTCCAGCGTTTCAGCTGACGAAGAATACCTGAACGCCACCTCTGAAATGAAGGCGCTTGCCGGGGAGGTGAAAAGTGCCTCCCGGGACACGGTTGACGGATTGAACATGGTATCCAACGGGTTGCACGGCTTTGCGAGCGGAACCTTGCAGGGATCATTTGAAGGAATCCAGAACATGCTTACCGGTCTTTCAAAACTGAATATCGGAGGCAAGGTCGGCGATGCCATCAGCCGGATGTCCGAAACCCTGTCAAGTGCCGGAGTCATCGGGCAGATCATATCGGCCATTCTCTCCATACTGGATTTGCTGAAAGACGGTATTGGCCCGATTATCTCATCATTGATAGACACCATTTTCAATGCGATAACCGGAATACTCGACAATATCCTCAGCGGAGACCTGTTCAAACAGATAGGCGGTTCCCTTGTGAAAGGTATCGGGGGATTGCTGAACACGGTGTCTTTCGGAGGTTTCAACAAACTGTTCGGCATCGGCGGGAACGCCAAGGAAGTGCAGGCGGCTATAGACCGTCTTACAGACCGGAACGAGCTGCTGCAGACCTCGATAGAGGATCTGACCGACACCATCAAGCAGAGCCAGGGGACGAAGAGTGTGGCGGCTTACCGCGACGCGTACAAGATGCAGCAGGAAACGAATTCGAACTACCTGCAGATGGCTATGGCGCAAGCCGGCTACCACGGAAGTCACCACAGCTGGAACTACTACTGGGGCGGTTTCAACCAGGCACAGATAGACAAACTGAGCGGACAGATCGGCCGCCAGTGGGACGGGAACCTGTGGAGCCTGAGCCCGGAGGAAATGAAGGCACTGCGCAGCAACGTGGATATGTGGACGCAAATCCAGAATACCGGTAAGGGAGGCTATGGCGGGCGACTGACCGAGAAACTGGATGACTACATAGACCAGACCGGCAAGCTGGAGGAACTGACCGACCAGCTGTATGAAGGGCTGACGGGCATTTCGTTCGACGGTATGTACAGCAGCTTCATCGACAACCTGATGAACATGAAGTACGGTGCCAAGGATGCGGCGGAGGATATATCCGAGTACTTCATGCGGGCGATGCTGAGCAACAAGATCGGTGAGATGTACAGCGACAAACTGAAAGGCTGGTGGGAGAAGTTTGGCAAGGCCATGGAGGACAACGAACTGACCGAGGCGGAACGGAACGCGCTGATGGAAGAGTACATGCAGTATATGGATGAAGCCCTTGCCCTGCGTGACAACCTGGCGGCAGCCACCGGTTATGACAAGACGCAGCAGGGCGGTACGAGCCAAAGTGCGAAAGCGGGCGGCTTTACGGCCATGACGCAGGACCAGGGCACGAAACTGGAGGGCATGTTCACCGGCGGGCTGCAGCACTGGAGCAGCATGGACGACCGGCTGGAAAGCGTGGTGGAGAAGATGGACACGGCTGAAGGGCATCTGGCCCGGATAGCCGAGAACACCGGTGTGAGCGCCGGACACCTGGGCGAACTGAAGGAAGTGATAAAGAAAATGATACGTGACGGACTAAAAGTGAAGTGATATGGGCAATATACTGAGCGGACTGGTGCTGGTGAACGGCACGGACATCTGGACGGAATACGGCGTGTTCCTGGTGGAAGACCGGCGCGGGGGCATGGAGAACCTGACGGCCATCCTGACCCCGAGCAAGGCCAAGAAGGATACGGCTGTGGACATACGGGAAGAGCACGGGGAAAAATACAGCCCCGTGCTGACCCCACGGAATGAAGCGCGTGACGTGACGCTGCATTTTGCGCTTTACAACAAGACCCAGGCAGGCTGGATGAAGCAGTACTTTGCCTTTGTGAATTTCCTGAAGCAAGGGAAGGACGGCTGGCTGGAGATCCGTTTCCCCCAGCTGGATCTGCAGCTGCGGGTGAAGTATGCCGACTGTACGAAGTTCACCCCGCTGACCTATCTGTGGACGGAAGGTGTGCATGCCGGAAAGTTCCGGGTAAAGTTCCGGGAACCGAAACCGATTATATAACCATTCAAACGCTATTAGAATATGCTTCTAACGATATATGATAAAGCCGGAACCAAGCGTGCGGATGTGGCCGTGAACGACAGCTCGACGCAAAGCAAGGAAGTGCAGGGAGACAATGTGCTTTCCCTGTCGTTCAGCTATTATGCCTTCCTGCCCCTGGACGTGAACGACTACACGGACTATCTGGGCGAACGGTACTGGCTGACAGAACGCTACACGCCGAAGCAGGTGAGCGATGGTGAATGGGAGTATAACCTGAAGCTGTACGGTATCGAGAGCCTAATCAAGCGGTTCCTGGTGCTGGAGACGACGGACGGGGACACCAACCCCCTGTTTACCCTGACGGCCACGCCCCGCGAGCATGTGGCGATGGTGGTGAAGGCTATCAATAACGGCATGGGCCACATTACTGACTGGAAGACGGGTACGGTGGAAGGTACGGAGCTGATCACGATAGACTACGAGGGGATGTACTGCGACGAAGCGCTGAAAGCCATCGCGGAAAAGGCAGGCGGCAAGGTGGAATGGTGGGTTGAGGGGCAGACTGTGAACGTGTGCCGCTGCGAACACGGGGAAGAAATCACCCTTGGCTATGGCAAGGGGCTGACCTCCCTGGAAAGAGATACGAGCAACACGGCCAAATTCTATACGCGCCTGTTCCCGGTAGGCTCGACCCGCAACATCGATGCGGAGAAATACGGCAGCCCGCGTCTGATGCTTCCCGGCGGCAGGAAGTACATCGAGCAGGGCGTGGAGGAATATGGCATCTATGACCATTACGAGCAGGATGCTTTCAGCGGCATCTTCCCCCGTCGGGTCGGTACGGTGAGCTCGGTTCGCAGCGAGGAGGTGGCAGACGATGAAGGAAACAAATTCACCGTCTATTATTTCCGGGACGGGGAACTGGACTTTGACCCTAACCTGTACGAGCTGGCCGGAGAAACCAAACGTGTGTCGTTCCAGACGGGCGACCTTGCCGGACTGGGAGAAAGCGATGACCACTACTTTGAGGTGAACTACGACAGCGCGGCACGTGAATTCGAACTGATCACCATCTGGCCCTACGATGACGACACCCAGCTGCCGGGCGGCAAGCTGGTGCCCCGAGCAGGCGACACCTATATCCTGTGGAATATCCGGATGCCGGATGAGTATTACCGGCTGGCCGAAGAGGAGTTTGCGGTTGCGGTGGACGAGTACAACCGGGACCACTGGCTGGACATTGCCGCCTACAAAGCCCCGACAGACCCGGTATACATCGAGGAGCACGGCATAGACCTGTTTGTGGGCAGACGGGTGAAGCTGGAGAGCCGGAAGTATTTCCCGGAAAAAGGCTACCGTCAGAGCCGTATCACCAAGATCAGCCGCAAGGTGAACGAACCCGGGCAGATGGACATCGAGATAAGCGATGCGCTGCAGGTGGGCAAGTTCGACAAGGTGACGGACAGCATCGGTGCGCTGAAAAGCTATACGAAATCAAAGACGGAAGGCGCTGCCCTTCCGGACATCATACGAAGCTGGGACAAGACGCTGCCCACGGACAACAACCTGTTTTCCGCCCGGCGCAGCCAGAAAGAGTTCCTGAGCAAGAACCAGCCGGACACAGCCAAAGAGTCCATCCGCTTCCTGAAGGGTGTGAGCTTTGGCGAGGCTGCTGGCGGCAAGCCCTGCGGCATCGTGGATGGTGAGGGCAATGCCGAATACTTGACTGCCGTGATCCGCGAACTGCTGCGCAGCACGGAGTTTGTGGACGGGCTGACCGGTGAGGGCTGGCAGCTGTGGATTGACCAGCTGACCGGACTGACAAACCTGACGGTGGACAAAGTGACTGCCCGGCAAAGCCTGGTGGCGCTGGAACTGCTGATCGAGAAGGTGCGCAGCGTGTGCGGCCAGCTGGTGGTGTCCGCTGCCAACGGCAAGATCAAGGACGTGGTGAAGCAGGGCGACAACTACCGCATCGTGTTTGAGCAGGAATCGGGCTTTGTGGCCCATGACCTGATGCGCTGTGCGGTTACGGGTGGTAAGAAACTAAAAGCATACTGGGTGGAGGTGGCTTCGGTGATAGCCGGCGGTGTACTGGTCCCGGTAAGCGAGTTTGGCGGGGTGAAGCCGGAGGCAGGCGATGAGTGCGTGCTGATGGGCAACACCGAAACCCCGCTCCGGCAGAACCTTATATCCATTGCGGCCACGGAGGACGGACAGCCCCGTATCGACATTCTGGACGGTGTGAAGGCCAAGAACTTCAACGGCTGCCTTCGTTGCCGGCTGGGTAAGCTGGACGGCATCAGGAGCAGCGCTTTCCCGGCAGACAAACAGCCGAAAGGAAACGGCCTGTATGCCGACAACGTGTGGCTGAAGGGTACGTTCGTGTTGATGACGGGCGAGGACATCCTGACGCGGTTTGAGATAACCGAGGGGAAAATCCATTCAGCCGTGGAAAGCTTGCGCAAGGAAATACGCGAAGAACAGAGTTATCTGGACAACAGCAGTTTTGCCGACGGCATGGACAAATGGAAGACGGGCAGCAAGGCTACGCTGTTCACCCTGGGCGGACGCTGGATCTGGGCGAACGGCGGTCCTTACGGTACGAAGCCGGACGGCCATGCCGAGATACGGACCGACGGCAAGGTGCCTTATGCCTATATCCGGAACAGCTATATCATGCAGAAACTGGAGGACTTCCGGCTGGTACCGGAGTACCGGCAGACGAACAGCCAGGGCGAACGGGTGCCCGGCGTGGTGTATCTGTCGTTCAGCTACCGGGTTGTCAAGGCCGGAAGGTTGAAAATAGAATTTGTGAACGCTGATAAGACCGGGTTTGAGAACTTCAACATGTTCGGCCATGAAGAGGACCTGCCCGTTGGCGGTGAGAAGATGTTCACGTTGGACGGACTTTGGAACGGCACTGGCGACTTCAAGCTGTCGTTTACGGGCGTGATTTACATTTCGCTGCTGGTGTTCAGCACCAACAAGGCGGACGCACTGGCCTATAAGTACCGTACACTGTTCGAACAGAGCGACCGGCTGGTAAAGATTTCAGCGGCGGTCTTCGACAAGGACGGTAATGCGCTGAAAGAGACCGGGCTTGTCATAAAGCCTGAAGGTTCCGGTCTGTATGCGCAGGACAATACAGGAAAGATTGCCCTTATCGGGGTGAGCGTGGAGGAAGAGGACGAGTACGGAAATACCGTGAGCAAAATCAAGCTGACAGCCGACCATATACAGCTGGAGGGACTGGTAACGGCCAACGGCAACTTCAAGATACTGGAAGACGGCAGCATTGAAACGACCAACGGTAAGTTTACCGGAGAGATAGACAGCAGCAAAGGGAAAATCGGCGGCTTTGAGATAGGGAACGGCCGTATCGGTTCTGTGGCCGACTCTCACGGGAGCGGTGGCGGTCTTGCCATTTATGATGATTTTTTCCGTGTCGGCGGCAGCAAAGGATATGTGATGTTCGGTGATGATGTGATACCGTCTTCTGCAGGAGGAGCTTTTACCGCTGTCGGTCGTATCGTGAACTCAGCCCCCAATATATACGGGAATTACGGCTTCGACCAAGCGAACTATGGATTGTTTATAGATGTTACCGGCGGTACGAAGAACTACGGTATCAGCAGCAATGCGGCATTACTTGCCCCGGCGTTTATCAATACGAAAGCCAAGCTGCTTACCTTCGGAAGTGGAAACTACACGGTGGATTTCTCACAACACAATATCATTTTGATGTATTACAATGAACCCAACTACAGTAAGGTAGAGGTTACGCTGCCGTCGGAAAGTTCTGTGGCATACAAGTTCGGCATGAGTTACTTGCCTACCGATTTTGCAGCCATTGTCACGTTCAGGGTCAGACCCGGTTCAAAGAATATCATACTAAAAGGTATCTATAACCACAATGAAGATTTGCAAAACTACGAGATGGCATCCGGGGACTCCGTAACGGTACTTATTACAAAAGCGGACGGATTCCGTTACCAGATATTGAATCATTCATCCTAAAAAACAGATATATATGAAAAAGTTAGATTTCAGGAATTTCAGCGTTCCCACCGGAATAACCCGTCAGACGAGGGAGGTTTTCGATGCACGTGAGCAGATAGCCGATTTGCTGTATACGCGTGTCAGTGGCATCAAGGCCCATCGGCTTGCGTTCAAGATTTTCGAGAGTACCGGCGAGACCGAGTTCAGCGATGAGGAAACCGGGATGATACACATGGCGGTGGAACGCTATTGTCTTCCCAATGTGATAGATGCCCTGAACGAAATCCTGGGCGGGTCAGAAACCGATAAAAACGAATGAGTATGGCAGAAATGACGCAAGAAGAACTGGTTCAGGAAGTGCTGGACCGTGTGCTCCAGTCTTCTACCGGCGTGGAGGACTTGGAGACCGTCACCTCGCTGAGCGGTGTGAAATCACTGCCCGGGGAGAAGGACGGCAAGATGGTGAACGTCCCCCTGGAACTGATAGGGAAGCCTGCGAGCGATGCCGCCGCCCGTGCCGAGGCTGCCGCCAAGAAAGCGGAAGGAGCCGTAGCCGGACTGGAGGAAAAGACCCAGGCCGCCACGGAAGCGGCCACCAAGGCCAACGAAGCGGCATCCAAGGCAGAAAATGCCGCTGCCAAGGTGGAACAGACTACGGCAGCAGCCGTCGGCGGGGCTACTGCACGCTTTTCATCATGGATGGAAACAGGCAACGTTTTACCTGACAAAAGTACCAAGCCGGGCGGCAACGTGGTGTATGTGGCCGGTGCCGGGAAATTTGCTTACCACATGGACTCCACCCTGTACGGGGACTGGGACGTGGCGGGAGTACCCCCTGCCGGCATGTTCATGAATGCGGACCGGACAGCCATCCTGCCGGACAAGCTTTACCTGCTGGGCGATGCCATATATACCGGCACGGGAGGCGCTCTGAAACTTCTGGCCTACCGGCATGAGGTGATGAGCGAGGAAGCCTATGAGGCACTGCCGGACAAGGATGCGAATACGCTGTATCTGATATATGAGGAGGAGTAACGATGATAACCAAAGGCGGTAAGGAAATAACGGCTGCGTATGTGGGAAAACGTGCCCTGTCGGCTCTCTATGCCGGTGCAAGGCTGGTATGGTCCGCAATAAGCAGCTGCTTCGGACTTGGCTATTGGAAAGGCGACGAGCCGTGGAACGGATCGGACGCATGGAACGGTAGCAGTAAAACTGATAAATGAATAATTATAATGGGATAGTATTATGGCAAAAAGGAAAATAAGCGGAATCATCAACGCGACTGAACATCCGATGAATCTTGAAACACCATGGAACCAGAAACAGACGGACGGCACCTATCATGCCTATGCCGGGGACGATGTAGAAGCGTTTCTGAAGAAAGAACTGTCAAACCGTACCCCTACCGAGGAACTGGTGAGCGGCGAGACGAAGCCCCCTACATCCGGAACGGTGTTTGATGCAATGGTGGGTACGGTGACGGACGTGGATGTGCAGGACAGCGAGGACGGCACCCAATACGTGATGACGGTGAAGCAGAAGGATAACCAGGGCGGCGAAAGCTCGAAGGAAGTACGCTTTTCGAAGTACACCGACGACGACAAGGTGGTGGTGAACATTGACCTGACGGACAGCGGCGGCGCGGGACTTCCCTCGCAGCAGTACCTGGCACTGGGAAGCGGCTTTGTGGTGAAATACTCCGTGGGCGTGGGTACTGCCGGTGGCGGTACGGTGGACGGCTACAGCGACCTGAAAGCCCGCGTGATTGTGAAACGCGGTTCGACCGTGATCAGTGAGTTTCAGGATGCGGAGTTTGTGGGTGTGACAGCCGGACAGGCTTATACCTTTGACGCTTCGCCCTACCTGACGGATGCCACCGCCTATACCGTGCAGGTGGAGGCACAGGCTACCTATCAGGGCGGCACGCTGATGAAGACGGCCACGGCCAAGGTGACCATGGTGGCCATGGCGCTGGAGACGACTTACTCGGTGGGCAACGGACTGGCCGACGGCGGGTACCGGAACGACGTGAACATCCCCTTTACGGCCAAGGGTACGAGCGGCGAAAAGAACATCTACTACCGTGTGAACGGCGGGCAGGCCTTTACCCTTGGCCTTTCGGCCGGCAGCGGTGTGCAGCAGAAGAACGTGACCATCCCGCTGACGCAGATGCAGGAAGGGACGAACGTGGTGGAAGCCTATGCACAGCATGAGAACTCCGGTGTGGTGAGCCAGGTGCATTACATTACGCTGCTGAAGGCAGGCGGCGGTGTGACGGCCTATGCGGGCATGATGTTCAGCCACCGGGCTGCGGGATTCCAGCGCGACTGGAAACACCCGGTGCTGGAGGCAGAGCAGTTCACGGCATGGAACTTTACGTATGCCGGCTATGACCGCGATGCGTACACGGCCCGCGTAAAGGTAACGAACCAGGGCAGTGTGGTGAAGGAAGACCTGCTACAGCGCGGTGAGACCGGAAGCTACGGGCGGACGAACGTGAACGTGGAACCGCTGGACTACCGCGTGTCGTGCGGTGATGCCGTGCTTGAGGTGAAGGTGAACACGACATCGCACCCCGACATTGAAGCCACGCTGGCACCGGATGCGGTGTGTACGTTTGATGCCTTCGGGCGAAGCAACACGGAAAACAACCCGGCCAGCTGGGTGAGCGGTGACAAGCGCATGGAGTTCCGGGACGTGCTGTGGAGCGTGAACGAATACGGGGCAGGAAGCGGCTGGCACAAGGACCGCCTGCTGCTGGCCGGCGGTGCAGGCATGACCCTGACGGCAGACGGAGGATACCGCCCCTTCAACGAAGCGGACAAGCCGGAGGGCTTTGCCATCCGTGACGTGGGCATGACGCTGGAGATAGAATACAGCACGGCGAACGTGACGGACACGAACGCGGAACTGATTACCTGCCTGGGACAGCTGGACAACGGCAACCGGTACGGGCTGATTGTGACCCCGGAAGAGGCCAAGTTCCTGACCGGTGTGGTGACCGAGGCGATGGATGCCGGGCAGGTGCTGCGCTATGAGGACTCGGTGGGTACGAAATTCCAGCCGGGTACGAACATCCGCATTACCTACGTGTTCTACCCGAACGTGCAGACGAACGAACAGCGCACGCTGATCGGCTTTTATGTGAACGGTGAAGAATCGGCAGCTTCCAAATGGCTGGACAAGGTGAACTTCAACATCCAGAGCCAGCTGGAGTTCAAGTCAACGGGTGCCGACCTGAACGTGAAGAGCGTGCGCATCTATAACAAGGCGCTGACCTCGGACGAGGTGCTGAACAACTACATCGTGGACCGCAACCACCTGGAGGATGCCGACGGGGAACCGGGCGTGCGTTCGCTGGATGAGGACAACCGCGTGCTGAACGAGGGGGACACGGTGAGCATGGAGAAACTGATGGGACTGATGAAGAAACGCCGGAACTCGATCCTGGTACTGATAGGCACGGGCAGCGTGGGCAGTGAGGTGCCGAGCGAGAGCGACACGCTGAACGTGATGGATGCGCTGGCCCAGCTGAACAACAAGAAGGCCAACAAGCTGTGCCGGGAAGTGAGATTCTACAACGGTGAGAACCGGGCGCTGGACTGGATAGCCCGTGACATATATCTGCGCATCCAGGGTACCAGTTCGGTGAACTATGCCCGCAAGAACCTGCGCTTCTACTTCCAGAAGACAGCCAGCGGATATACGGCACGGATGAGCTACGGCGAGATAGACGGCAACGGACAGCAGAGCAACCCGACAGCAACGGAGGGCAAGAAGAACCTGTTCCGGCTGCGGAGCAACTCGGTGGGTGCGAAACTTGCCTGTGCGAAGTGTGACTTTTCCGACTCCTCCATGACGACCAACACGGGCGGTGCGAAGTTCATTCATGACGGCATGAAGGAGATGGGTATCCTGACCCCGGCCCAGCAATATGCCGCCGACCATGCAGATACGTGCAAGGAAGATATACGCTCGGCCATTGACGGCTTGCCCTGTGACCTGTTTGTGGCCAAGAGTGTGGACGAGGACCTGACCTATTACGGCCAGTATAACATGAACAACGAGAAGAGCGACAGCTACCCGATATTCGGCCAGGACAAGACTATCGGCGGCGAGCAATGGGGAACCGGCGACACCCTGAACTACCTGCAGGCGAACGGCGACCAGCCGAAGGAATACCTGCCCATCTGCATCGAGACGCTGAACAACTCGAATGACCTGTGCCTGTTCCGCTGGCTGCCGTCCACGGAACCTGACCATACGGACTTCATGGATTTCAACTTTGACGGCGGTTTCGAGTTCAACCACCCGAAAGACGTGTTCTGGAACGACGGCGGTGGCGATGCCGAAGAAGAACCGAACATCAAGGAACATCTGGGCACCGGTGACAAGTATGACAAGATGTACAAGGCCCTGGACCGCATGATGGGCTTCCTGTACAGATGCGTGAAGGAAACGCCTGCAGGCAAGGGCATGACCTATAACAAGGAGTCGCACACGTTTGACGGGGTGGACTATGAGGATGACGGAAACAAGTTCCCGACCGCCAAGTGGGCAAGCCCGACCTTCAGGAAGGAAGCCGGGAAGTATTTCAACCTGCCCAACCTGGCTGCCTACTACCTGTATGTACAGTTCAACCTGGGCGTGGACCAGCTGGCAAAAAACATGCTGGTGAGGACGTGGGACGGCGTGATGTGGTGGATAACCTACTACGACGGTGACTGCCAGCTGGGTTCGGACAACAAGTCGTTCCTGACCGGGAAGTATGACGACAACCGGCAGACGAAGCGCGACGGGGCCTATGTGATGCAGGGGCACAACAGCTGGCTGTGGAACCTGATACTGGGCAACATGGGTAATCTGCTGGAGGAAGTGATGACCAAGGGTGTGAACGGCGGAACCAGCTTCATGAGTGCCTTCAGTATTCAGAAGGCCGTTGACCATTTTGACACCGAACAGATGAAGAAGTGGTGCTCACGCCTGTACAACAAGTCCGGTATCTTCAAATACATCTACCCGTTCCTGAACGAAATGCCGGTGGGTGCGGACGGCGCGAAACAGACCTATCCGCAGATCTACGGTCTGAAGGGTTCGTTGAAAGCGCACCGGAACTACTTCATCCAGCGCCGGTACGATCTTAAGCAAGTAGAATATGGCTATGTATCCACCTTGGGCGCGCAGTTCTACCAGTCCACTGCCTCGCTGGACAAGGCTTATAAGCTGAAACCGATGCAGTACCGGCTGACCATCCCGTACCGTGTGCAGTTATCTACCAGTAACGGCGTACAGGCTGACAGCGGTGTGGTGGATGCGGACGTGCTCCATTCCCTGCAGCTGACCCGCTCGTTCGGCGAAAATGACCCGCTGAAAGTAATCGGTGCAGCCAAAATCAAGGAGCTGGTATGGCACGAGGATGCGTTCGCAATCGGCTTCAACTTCGGTCTGCTGACCTCACTGGTAAAACTCGACATGAGCGTGGAGAAAGCCAGCGGATACCGGAACGGCTCGTTCATGGCTTCGACCAACGGGATGCTGCTGCTGGAAGAAGTGAATATGCGGAACAACCTGCTGGCCCGGAACGGGGACAACGGCAATGTGGCTACTTTGGACTTGAGCTGGCAAGGCCGCCTGAAGAAACTGGACGTGAGGGGTACGGGGCTGACCCGCGTGAAGCTGGCCACCGGTGCGCCCGTTGTGCAGTTATGCCTGCCGGACACGATTGAGGAACTGTTCCTGGAGTATCTGACCAAGCTGCAGGACAGCGGATTGATACTGGAAGGCATCAACAACGTGCGGGGCTACCGCTACACCAACTGCCCCGGCATCGACGGGTTCGCTATGCTGGAACGCCTGCACCAGGCCAGACTGAACGGCAGCGGCAAGCTGGAGCGCTTCGTGCTGGAGATAGACCGGGAAGACGACGGAACCCTGCTGAAGAAGTATTACGACTACGGAACGTATACGCAGACGGGGGCCGTGGATGACCGCCACTCTGGCCTGCGCGGTAAGTTGACCCTGACGAAGTATCTGGCTGATGAGGAACTGGAGAAGTATGCCGCCCGTTATCCGGAACTGACCATCAAGCAGCCGCCCTATACGATGATTGAGTTTGACGACAGTGTGGCCGACGATGCCAACATTTCGAACCTGGACAACAAGACCGGATACAAGTTCGGGAATGCGTACAAAATGAGCGGGCATGTGAATGCCATCCTGTCCAAGCGCCACCGCGTACTGGCCAAGGTGACCAGGATGCCTACGAGCCGGAAGGTGGAGATAGCCGGGCAGCAGGTGGAAGTGAACAACCCGGACGGGGAGATGACCTATTTCCCCCTGCATGACGAAAGCTCGAACTTCTATGCCGATGCGGAGGATATGAACGACTGTACGGTGGCGAAGCTGGACGGCAGCGAGGGAGACTGGATGATGTACGAACCGTTCTACTGGAGCAAGGGTATCAACGACTATCTGAACAACAAAAAGTACGCCTGCTACAGCAGTTATCCGGAGGACGAAATGCCCCCTGTTCCGGAGGCGACAGTACTGACGCTGGATGCCATCAAGGAAACGCAGGGCGGCTGGCTGGGTGAACGCAAGATTATGAGCGGAAAGTCCACGCTGATGGAATCCTATACGACGGACAAGGCTTATTCCGTGTGCAAAGTGGATGTGTCGGGTTACAGACGTGTCCGCTTCCCGAGCGTTCCAGGAACAGGGCTTATCGGCAGTGTGTTTGCTGATGCGGAGGGAAACATCCTGAAGAGCATCGTGGTGCCGACCATCGGCTTGAAATTTGAAGCCGGCATGTATCTGATAGCAGACGTTCCGGAACGTGCTACAGCCCTGCATTTCTCCATTCTGAACACGGCAGAGTTTGACTGCGTGGTGCTGAGCAACAGCGACAAGATAGAGGACATGGAACCGGATTGGGTGGCCAATGAGGAACATCTGTGTGCTGTTGTGGGCAGTTCGGTGGTGGGCAGCAAGCTTCGTGCCTGCATAACCGGTACCTATACAGCCGGAAGCATGACCTGGACGGACTTCCACTACTACAGCCAGCAGCGGGGCATGCAGCAGATAGATGCGCTGATGCACAGCCGCATTGCGAATCTGAGCTATGCACGGTACGGGCGCAGGGACATGCAGGAACAGTGCGGTGCCGGGGAGCATAATTACAATAGAATAACGGGTGGAACGGCAGAGCATGGAATGACAGATACCATCGGCTACGATGAAGCGTATGCCATCAACAACAAAATCACGAATTCGCTGATTGAAGGTCTGGTGCACCAGTATGCCTGGTATAAGAGCCGTGACGAATACGGACAGGAGACTGTGGTGCAGGTGAAAAATATCTGCTGCCTGGGCTATGAGGACATCTACGGCAACAAGTATGACATGATGGACGGCGTGGATCTGCCGAACGACAGCGGCAACGTGGGCAAATGGCGCATCTGGATGCCTGACGGCACGGTGCGTTGGGTGCAGGGGAAAAAGGACGGCGGTCAGTGGATTACAGGCGTGGCGCACGGCAAGTATATGGACCTGGTTCCGGTGGGTAATCTGAACGGATCGTCTTCTACTTACTATACCGACATGTACTGGATAAGCACCGCTACAGTCCGTGTGGTCTATCGCGGGTACAACGATGCGCACGCGCATGGCGGTGTGTCGTATGCGTATGC